TATGAAAAAGAACAAAGAAAAAATGAAGATTATATACCAAGAGAATATTTTGGAGCAATAATAGGTTGGACTACTGATACAATTAAAAATAACATAGTAAGTAATTTAGAAAATATATTGCAAAAAGAATATCATTTTACAAATGGTAAAGAATATGAATTGAAATACGGGCAACAAGATAAATATTTAAAAATATACAATATAACATTTTACTTTTTTGGGTTTAACAACAAACTATCATTTAACAGAATATTAGGTAATCCATTAATCTTTGTTTGGGTAGATGAAGCAGCAAGAATATATCAAGGGCAATTAATGGAAAGCTTTGATGAAATACCTGGTAGACAAATGAGTTATGCAGGACATCCTTATTATAAAAGAATAGATAGTTTTAATGTTGAAGGTAATGATAACCACCCTTATAAAGTAAATTATATAGATAGTAATAATTGGAAAAAATATATATTTTATCCTTATGATAATCCAGTATTAGATACAGAAGAAAAGATAAAAGAAGCAGTAAATGCTTTTCCTGTTGGATCGTTAAGAGAACAAAAAGTATTTAATAAATGGGTAATAGCAGAAGGTAGAGTATTTAATAAAATAAATAAAATAGATAGTTTAGACGGATTATTAATAAGAGAAATAGGAATAGGAATAGACTATGGTAGCGTTAATCCTACAACGTTTGTACCGATAGCTTTGTGTTATCATAAAGAAAGTAAAAAGTGGATATTAGTAAGATTAGAAATATACTATCATAATCCTAGCATAGAACACGATACACCTACAACAGAGTATTATTCAATGCAGTTAAGATTATTTATAGCATATTTAAAAGATAAATATCCTAACATACCAATAACAGATATAGTAATAGATAGCGAAGCAACACACTACCATAATAGGTTAACTGCTGACGGAATAAGACATAGTTTAGCAATTAAAGGATCTGGAAGTGTAGATATAGGAGTACAATATATGCAAAGTTTATTTTATAAAGATTATTTATTTATATTAGATAAACCAAGTATAAGATATTTCTTATTAGACGGTAGGTATGAAGAAAGTGGGAAAGATGAAGGACTACTTGAATTAGAAGGTTATAGATATGATAAATTAAAAAGTGAAAAGGAAGGGACTAACTGTTATGTAAAAGATTTAGACCATCAGATAGATGCAATGAGATATATATTAGAAGTTTATAAGAGAACGAATAGGGCACCGGTGGTATAAGGAGATATTATGTTAGATAAGGAAAAAATAAAATTGATAAGTATGTTAGAAAAAAGCCAACAAGAAACATTAATCAAAATGATATATTATTTTACTTTTTTAAATTGGTTAAAGGAGAATAACATTGGTTATAAAATGTAAAAAGACAAAAAGATTTTTATGTGAAATAGACATAGAAGAATATTTACATAATTTAGAACAATTAGGAATAAGCCAAGAAATACCTTTAAAAATAATTATACCTTGTAGATCCTGTAAAAAGATAGAAATATATAATATATATAGAAATCATTATGAATTTAAAGAAAACCTAGAAAAATAGGTTTTTTTATTTTTTTAAGAAATTTATCAAAAACTATTGACAATAATTAATATTTATGATATGATATAGTCGAAATTAAAGAAAAGGAGAGAAAAAATGAAAGTGTATGAAATTAAAGATGAAGTAAGAAAATTAGAAGGGAAAAACGAAATCACCCGTTATCAATATTCTGTTGAAAGAAATGAACAAGTTAGAAGGAGACTTGATATATACAGAAGAAAAGGTTATAAAGTAAAAACACAACAAAACTGGTGGACTACCATTGAAATAGTTTTAATTTAAAAATGAAAGTTATTTAAAGCTTTCTCTAATGTAGTCAAGTTAAAAAATACAGATGATAGGAAAGGAAAAAAAGAAAATGAAAGAAAAATTTGAAAAAGCAATTAAAGAATTAAAATTGAAAGAAGAAGATATAAAAGAAATATCTTATGTTAATATGGAAAAGATATGCAAGATAGTTAATTGTGATATGTTAGATTTAATGGAATATTTAAGATATGAAAGATAAGAAGATTAAAAGTCTTCTTTTTTATTGACATATTAAAATAATAGTGATATAATGATATTAGAATTGAAGTGCAAGTGATTTGGATTAAAAATCGCAAATGAAGGCACATACCTAGAAAGGTGTGTGTCTTTTTATGTTAAAAAAGATATTTAATAAAAAATGGACTTTATATTTATATTATAATGGCATATTAATAAAACGTAAAAAAATCAATGATATTGAAGATATTACTGTTATGAATATAAATATACTAGGACATAAGGAATTGTTCGGTAAAAGTAAAATAAACGCGGTTATACGTCCTGTTAGGCTGTTATATACAGACGAAAATAAGAAAAAGACATATTGGGGGGTAATTTTTGAGAAAGGAGTTGAATATAATGGAAAGTAAAATAAGAGAAAGTATGCTATTGCAAACTCCTTATATTAAGATAAGAGCAAAAATAACATTGCCAGGATATACAAATGGAATACCTAACATAAAAGAAGAAGATAGATATGTAGTAGCACCAAGTGCTAAAAAGATAGCTACTTATATTAGAAATCAATTATTCGGTAGTGAGTTAATAACACAAACAGAAGGATTAAGTGTAAATTGGTTAATGCCAACATTAAGTCACGCATTAGAAGAAGCTATTTATTCAAAAGAAAGTTTTATCTATATACATAAATTTGATAATAAAGTATATTTAGAGTGCTTGTGTAAAAATCAGATCCATAATTTAGTACAAAAATATGACAAAGTTATTAGTTGCGATATCATACAAGATTATGAAGGAGAAGAAGCTTTATATAGCTTAACTAGACATATTGAAAATAAAGACGACGGTACATCAGTTATAACAATGACAGCTTATGAAAGAAGTTATAAAGACAAAGAGTGGATACCTATGCCTTTATGGAAATTTAATCAAATAACTGGTAATGATTATAAGCAAATATATAATCTACCATATCAGCCAATTATTAATATAGACATAGGACAAGATTTCTTTAAAGATAGTGAAAAATTTATCAATGAAGAAATGCACATCTTCAATACGTTTGCAGAAGAAATAGAAAAAACTAAAACAAGAATAGTCACGACACAGCATTATTCTAGTGGAGACATAGCAAGTAGTTGGAAGCCAAGCAATAATATGTATGAAGTAAATACAATAGCAGTAAATAATATGCAAGACTATTTTACATTACTACCTGGCGATTTAGAACATCAAATGTTTGAATTTTTACAAGGAGATATAAGAGTACAACAGTATATAGATAGTTTTAAATTTTGCGACTATCAAATAATACAAATGGCTAATTTAAGCCCAGCTACTTTTGGTTATGAGAAAGACAGTTATCAAAATGTAGCAAGTATAGATTTAAATGCTAATTTAACTGAAATGACTATTGAAGCAATTAAAAGACAATTAGAGCCACAGATAAATAAATTAATTGAAAACATAGTTATATTACAACAAAGCCAAGATATGACTGAAAATCTTATTCCTAGTGAAGTAGTATGGGATTATGGATCTAACGAAAGATTTGATGATATGAAAAAGTTATCAGTATTACAAGCAATACAAAGAACAGCAAGCGTACCTTATTCATATAGAGCAAAAATCATAACGCCTATACTAAACAAACTAATAGATGAGCCAACAGATGATGAAGATTTAATTAAAGCATATAAAGATGAAGAAAGAGATATAAAGATAGATTTTGGCGAGGTGTAGCCAATGTATGAAGAATTTGGACTTACAGAAGAATTAAGACAAAGCATAATTGATGAATTTGGAGAAATAAACGAATTTACTATAAGAGAATTTTTCAATGAATTTAATGAAGAAGTAAGTAAAAACATAAAAGATGAAGTAAACAAAAATAAAAAAGAAACAACAAAATTTATGGATAAAACAAAATATTTATTCTTTGCAGGTTTGTTATTAGGTTATGGATATGTTAAATTTAGTGAAGAATTAGATAAAGAATATGAAGAATACGAAAAAGATATAGAAAAAAACAACCTTAAAGGGTATAAATTTATTGCTGATAAGATAAAAAAAGAAGAAGAATATAAATATACACCAGAAGAAACATTGGAGTTTATAAGTCAAATAAATGGCTTATTAAGTAAATTTGAATTAGATACAACAAGTACAAAAGCAGAAAATGATAAATATATTAGATTAATTAAAAATTATTATAGAGAAACAGAAAAGCAAGTAAGCTACTATCAAACAGATATAACATTGAAAGAATATTTATCAAAAAAAGTTGATAAGTTTGATAAGTTAGAAAAGACAGTTGCTTATTATGGAAAAGACGGAACGATAAGAGCATACTTTGATATAGCTAGTTATGATAGTATGGTATATAATACTAATTTAACTAGAACAGGAGTTAGAGAAACATTAAAAGCTTGTATTAGATTAAAAAATGATGTTGTATATGTAGATCCACATCCGTTTGCTTGCCCTGAATGCCAGATATGGCAAGGAAGATTTTATAGTTTAAGTGGAGATACTGAAACATTTAATGGCGAAAAAGTTATTCCATTAGAAGTAGCAATTGAAGGAGAAAGTGGTATTGGTTTATTACATCCAAACTGTACTCATATACCTAGACCAGCAATTGATATTGACGAAGAAAGTGATGAATATAGTGGTGCAGAGTGGGAAGAAAAATATGACACAAGGCAAAAAATACAAGCATTAGAACTCAAAAAAAGCAGATTAAGAAATGATAATAAAATATATAGTAGATTAGATGATGAAGCAGCAATAGATAAAAACAAACAAAAAATAAGAAGTATAAACAAAAAGATACGAGAATTAAAACAATAACAATTGTAAAAGCTACCTTGTTTGGTAGCATAGAGGTATTTAATATATAAAATGCTTTGTAGTGTATAAGGCAATATTAACTACTTTTATGGTGCTAAACAAAGCACTAGAAAAATGCACTTCTTTCTATATTCTAGACAGTAGGAGGAAAATAATGGATATTAGTAAATATCTAAAAAACAAGGATATCCAGCTATCCAATGAAGATGTAGACTTTGAAAAGTTGGAAAAAGATATTAGGAAGGGATATGTTTTAAGTGAAGAAGTCGATAAAGCTAGGACAGATAGCATTAAAGAAAGCACTTCAAAATATGCAGAATTAGAAACAAAATATAATGCACTAGATAAAAGTTATAACGACTTACAAGCTAAAAACGTAGAACTAACTAATAACAATAGTGGATTAAAATTACAAATGGAAATGGTAAGTCAAGGTTTTTCAAAAGATAAGTTTGACGAAGTATCGCAATTAAGGACAACATTATTTAAAGATGAAGTTGACGATAGTAAAGCTATTGGTATGATAAAAGAAAAGTTCGGTGCAACATACTTTCCAAAAACAGAAACAAAAACAGAAGTACCTAACGAAACTAATTTTAATACACAAAATAAAACAGAACGTGAAATAAAAATCACAAGGAAAACAAGTGTAAGAGATTTGTTTAAGAAAAATTAAAGGGAGATGAAAGAAAAATGAATTACACACAAGAAGGTGTATATAGTTTAGATTTGCAAGCAGTTGCAAAAAGAATTTATTATTCATTAATCTATCGTTCTACTTTTTACAAGTTTTTGAACGAAAGATATATTGGAGAATTAAGAAATGCAGGAACTCCAATGATAGAAATATTAAAGAGTGGAGATGCAACAGTTAATGTAAGAGAAACAAAAGAAATTACAACAGCATTAACACCAGGTATGTTAGGTTATAATTCAATTAAAGTTGATTTAACAGAACTACCTATGGATTATTCTATTAGAATACCAGTATTAGTAGCAGGAACTAATTTTACTAACACATTAGAAGACGCTATGGATAAAAAAGACCAAGCAGTAGCAAAAGAAATTGATACTTATGGATTTGGTGTATTAGCTAGTGGTGTCACTAATGAAGCAGAGTGGAACCCTGCAAGTCAAGAAGATTATATTAGTTTATTAAATGGTTTAAAAGCAACATTATTTAATAACAATGTATATGATGATTACAGATTAGCACTAGGAGCAACAGAATATGGTAATTTAGTATCAGCTTTAACATCAATTTTAAAATATGAAACAATGACTGGTGTTGAAGGTGTTGACCGTGGTGTTATAGCAGAAGCTTATGGAGTATCAATATTCCAAGTAAATGATAGTATGCTAACAGATGAAGTTGGATATTTCTTTAATCCAATTGCAGTAGTAGGAGATAGCTTCTTTGATAGCTTTGTTGAATATAACAATAACTATCCTGGTTTTCCTGGCTACTTCGTAATGGAAGGAAATATTATGTTTGGAGCAAAAGTTGTTGAACCAAACGCAATAATCAAACTTGTAGAAGAAGTATCAGCATAATAGAAAGGGGGTTATAAAATGACCTTCTTTACTCAAAGTGAGTTTAAAACAAAATATAATATAACTATGCAAAATGACGATTTATGGAAAATAGAAGCAGTATCAGAAATGATATATAGCCAAGTAGGATTAAGGTATCGTGATCCAAGTTGGAATAGCGATACCGTACCTACTGCTATAAAAAATGCTTCTATGGAACAATTAAGGTTTATGTATGAATACGATATACCACTTATTGATTATAAAGGTAGAGTAGAAGCAGGAGAAATGAAAAGTGAGTTTAAAACAGATTATAGTACCCTTGCTTTGCGTATTCTAGCTAACAATGGATATTTATATCGTGGTAATCCAATTAATCAAAATATGGCATTAAATTTGCCGTTTAGGAGTTAATATGTATATAACAAATGGTATGCCAGCTACTTTAATTCAAAATAACAGAAAGACAAGTGGCTATTATGACGACCAAGATAAGACAGAAGTAGATATAGTATGTTGTCCTTATAACGTAGACCAAGATGTAAAATTTGGTATGTATACAGTACCAGAAGCTACTGGATATTATATACTAAAAAATTGTGTTGATGTTAAAGAAGGAGACCAGCTTGTATTTAACGGACGTACTTATTCAATATTAAGAGTAAAAGATAATTGGATATGGAATAAAGTTGTCAATTTTACAGTGGCGGTAAAATAGTGGATATTCAAGTAGATGTTAAATATACGTATCTTTTTCCGTATAAAGAAATAAACAAATATGTTGATTTAGTAGTATATGGTGTAGCAAGAGCAACATTGGATTATACTGCGTCAGAACAAGCTTTTCCTTATTTAAGTGGTAATTTGGAACAAAGTGCAATGGCACAAGGTGTAGTACAAGAAAGCGACGGAACATATTATTTAGGTGCAGAAGGAGCAGATTATGCTGCTTATGTATGGAATATGCCACAAGAAACTACTAATTGGACTAACCCTAAAACTTTATCAAAATGGTACGTGACTATATTTAATAATAAAAAGGAACTTATAGTATCACAAGCAACCGCGAACGCTTTAAGGAGTATGAGATGACAGAAGATGATATCAAGAATAAAAATCTAGTATTAATTACTTATTTAGATAGTATTATTAGTGGATATAAAATAAAAGCTGAATATTCTACTAACGATAACGATATTAATGTAATAGTATGTCAAGAAGAAAGCGGACAAAAAGTAGTTTTCTATGATAATGATAAGCCATTATTTAATTATTATACTATTAATATATATGGAGATAACATACAGAACGAAAAAGAAACGTCTGTTGTTATAGGTAATTTAATAGGTAAAAGTGATACAATAGATTTTGAAGTTGATAAAGAAAATCAAACTTGGCAGCTTATATTTATGCAAATGACAAATCCACGAGCAATACAATATATGGATATTCGTAGAGTGGCATATACAATGACTTTAAAATGTATAGTTAATCGTATAGCATAAGAAAGGAAAATAAAAATGGAGTTTTATTTAAATAATAGACAATTCATTAAAGGTTTAGCAATTAATACAGGTACTACTGAAAATCCTAGCTTTACTACTATGTGTACTGCTAGTGAATTGACATTCAACACAGAATTTGAAGAACAAACTTTCTATGTATTCTGTGACGCAATTCAAAGAGCATTAAAAACTGGTGTAGCTATGACTATTGAAGGTAGTGTTAAAATAGATATTAATAACGCTGCAATTGTTGCTTTACTAGGAGATTTGCATACGTTAATTTCTACTGGGGAGATAGCACAATTTAGTAATCAATTAATGCAATTTGATTTATTAACAGGTATTAGTGAAGGAGTATTGGAATATACAACATATCAAGTACCAGTTAGCTTTTCATTAAGTGATTTAGGCGGAGCAGCAGAAGATGTAGCAGAATTTAGTATTACAATTAATATTACAGGAAAAGGAACAGTAGTTGCATCTGCATAATTAAAAGTGATACCTTACAGGTGGGGTGGTAAAACCTCATCTGTTTTTATATATAAAAGAAAGGAAGTGAGATTATGCAAGGAGCGACTATATTAACAAGATTTACTGCGGATACAAAGGATCTAGATGATAAAACAAAAAGTTCTCAAAATAAAATACTTGGTTTTTTAGGAGCATTAGGTGGTGGAGCATTATTAACAAGTGCTTTATCAAAAAGCTATAACATAATAAAAGGATTTATTGGAGATAGTGTAAATGCGTATGCAGATTTAGAGCAATCAGTTGGTGGTGTAGAAACATTATTTAAAGATAGTGCTGATGTAGTAGTAGAAAATGCCAAAAAAGCTTATGAAACAGCAGGTATAAGTGCAAATACTTATATGGAACAAGTCACGTCTTTTAGTGCTAGATTATTACAAAGTACAAACGGAGATACTAAAAAAGCAGCAGCAATAGCAGACCAAGCAATGATAGATATGGCAGATAATGCAAATAAATTTGGTACTTCTATTGAAAGTATACAACACGCATATCAAGGCTTGGCTAAACAGAATTATACTATGTTAGATAATCTAAAACTAGGTTATGGCGGTACAAAAGAAGAAATGCAGCGATTATTAGCAGACGCTGAAAAATTAAGTGGTGTTGAATATGATATCAAAAATTTAAGTGATGTATATAATGCTATCCACGTTATACAAGAAAATTTAGGTGTGACTGGAACAACAGCAACAGAAGCAAGTACAACAATTACAGGAAGTATGGGAGCAGCAAAAGCAGCTTTTGAAAACTTTTTAGGTGGTACTGGTGGTGTTGAAGAAGTAATAACTACTTTTACAACAGCAGGAACAAATATAGCAAATGCAGTATTAAAAATGCTACCACAAATAGTACAAGGAATAGTAGGTATAATAAATGGATTAATGCCATTGATACCAGAATTAGTAAAAACATTGGCACCTTCATTGATACAAGGAGCATTAGATTTAACAATAGCATTAATTAATATGTTGCCAGATATTATAATGATGATAGCAGAAATGTTGCCAGTATTAATGCCTATGATAATAGATGCAATATTAGGAATTATTCCAGCACTTATTGAAAATATACCATTATTTATAGACGCAGGAGCACAATTATTAAGTGGATTAATAGCGGGAATAATAAATATGATACCTATATTATTAGCAAGAGGTGCTGAAATAATTGTTTGGTTAGTAAATGTGTTAATGGAATTGCCTAAAAAAGTTAAAGATATAGGTGTTAATATGATTAAAGGATTATGGAACGGCGTAAAATCAATGAAAGACTGGGTTGTTAATAAAGTTAAAGATATAGGTAAGTCTATACTAAAAGGATTAAAAGGAATACTTGGTATCAAGTCTCCTAGTAAAGAATTTGGTTTAATTGGTAAATTTTCTGTATTAGGATATACAGAAGCATTAGATGATATGACAAAAGACGTACAAAAACAAGTAAATGAAACTTTTGGTATTAATCCACAATTAGCAAGTTCTAGTGCGTCTCATTATACACCTAACGTAATAGTAAATAATAATATTAATATGAAACAAGATCCATTAGGACAAATGGTAAATGATATAAAGACTTTTAGTGGTGGAAGTAAAAATGATTATAATTATGGTATGGGGGCATAAAATATGAACGAACAAATAAAAATGTTTATTAATAATGAAGAAGTAGTTAGTGATAAAGAATTTACAATTAATGAAGAAATGCTTTCTGCTTCTTCAACCATACTTAACAATTGCTATCCTAAAAGTTGGGAATTAGTAAAAGATTATACAAGCGATTTTTACTATCCAAAAGATTACTCAAAATTTATACTAGCACAAGGTAATTTTGCAAATGGTAATGAAGAATATAGTATATTACAAACAAGTGGAGCAAGTCCTAGTTATAATACAAATGTAGAAAAAGAGTGGAATACATTTAATATATATGGAAATAGTTATCAAGCAACAAGAAACGGATTAAATTTATTAAATAATGTAGCAGTAGGTAAAGTACAAAATGGTGTGACGTTTATAGTTAATAAAGATAAGACAGTAAGTATATCTTCATCAACAGGAGCTACTGCAAACACATTTTTAAGATTACAAGAAAATTTTACATTGGCACCAGGACATTACTATATGAAAGGTGGTTATGCTTCAAACACTACTTTTGTAGCTTTACAGATACTACATACAGATAGTACATATACACCAGTACAAGCAAGCAGTGCTGGATCCAAAGCTTTTGATATAGTAGAAGGCGATATAATTAACTTTATGCAAGTAAGAGTTGGTAGTGGTTGGAGTGGAACATATACATTTTATCCTATGATAACTACCAGTTTAGATACATCATACGAGCCATACGGAGTAAGTCCAAGTCCTAGTTATCCAAGTGAAATAATAAATATTGGATATCAAAATATTTTTGATAAGTCAAAAGCAGCAGATTTTTCAACAGGAGCTTCAAAAGATGAAATAGATAATGGTATTAAAGCAATAAACACAAGAAATGCTAATTATAATTATGTTGGAATAATTTTAGGACAAAGTGAATTGTTAGGTAAGACATTAACTTTAAGTGCAAATATAATGCCTAGTGCAAGTAATACTGGATTATTAAGAGTTTGGTTTGGTAATAGCACAACAGCAGCAGTACAAACAATAAGTGATAATTTAAATAGTAGTGGCAGTACGACATTTACAATACCAAATGGATTTCCAAATAATACAGATAGGATATATTTACTTGCTTATGCAAATGTTAGTGGAACAGTGCTTATTGGAGATTATGTAGAATATACTAATTTACAAATAACAGAAGGTAGTAATCAATTAAGTTATATTCCTTATAGTAAATATGGTATAGAAATAAATGCAAATAACAATAAAACATTATATATATTAAATGAACCATTAAGAGCAATAGGAGATACAAAAGATAGATTATATATAGAAAATGGAGATTTAATTGTAGAAAGAAAAATTGGTAAAATTATATTAGATGGAACTGAAAATTGGACTGTTAACTCAACAAATCAAACAGGAAAATATAGAAATTGTACTGATTTGTCTATATTAACAAATGATAATTATATAAGACCTGCTAATAATTATACATTGCCAAAAATATTATGTAATTATTATAAAGCAGCTATTGCAGGTAGTCCTGGTACTTATGCTGCAAACGAAGGTTTTTCTCTTAATCAAGGAGACCTTATAATGATATACGATAACACTTATAATACAAATGATGTATCTTTATATCAAAATTGGTTGTCTACTCATAATTTGGAAGTACAATATATAATGAATACACCTACAATTGAAAATTTAGGAAAAGTAAATTTGCCTAGTTCTTATAAAGAACAAAATAATGTAAGTTTAGGAGTAGGAATATTAAGCACGACTATTGATATATATTATTATTGGAAGAATTTTGATATATTGTTTGCAGGTATAGTAAAAAATAGTGGAGAAATAAGCCTAAACCCTAGATATCCACATTATTGTAGTTTGCAAATATTAGATTATAAAACATTTTTAAGTGAAAGTGATACGCTAGATTTTGTTATAAGTAATCAAACAGTACAAGAAGCAATAGCGATGGTAATTAATGCAGTAAGTGGTTATGGATTTATAGTAGGTAATATTGATATTAGCCAAGCAAATGACTGGATAGGGGCTTATTCTACATTAAATAAAACTGCTTATGATGTATTACAATATTTAGCAGATATAACAGGTAGTAGGTGGAGAGCTAGATATGTTGATAGTTCTACAATGGCAATTGACTTCTACGATCCAGATACTTTGCCACAAGGACAAGATATAGAATATAATACTTCATATTGGGAAGATAATAATATAGTAGATTTAACATTTAATTATGGAACAAGAGATTACAGAAATAAACAAATAATTTTAAGTGATGAAGTATACGCAGAAATAGATTATACAGAAATATTGTTAAGTAATGGATATAATACTACATTTATTGTAGGGCAAAATATAGGTACTATTAATTCAATAACTATAAATGGAATTAGTAAAGATGTAATAACAGAAACAGAAAAAGAATTAGGAGCAGATGGAGATTTTGTTTATACACCAGGTAAAAATACAATAGAAGCTTCAACGACATATACAGCAGGGACACAAATAGTTGTTTCTTATATACCATTAGTAAAAGGTAGACAAATAGTATTTAATGACGCAGAAGTAGCAAGAATAGCTACACAAACAAATACAGTTGGTGTAATATCAAGATATGAAAGTAGAAATGATATTGTATCTAGTAAAGAATTGGAACAAATAGGAGAAACTTATATTGAATTTAAAGGTAAGCCAGAAATTATACTAACGTTAACAACACAGAATAAAGACCTTTACAATGTAGGAGAAGTAGTATATTTCCAAGCACCTATACCAGAATTAGCACAAAAGTATATGGTAAAAACAAAAAAGACAGAATATGTTGTTATAAATAAAATAATTAATCTATTCTATGTATATGAGTTAACAAGTAGCTTTAATAGTGAAAAAGCAATTAACTACTTTGATAATCAAAGAAATAAAGCACAAGGAAATATACAAGAAGGAGAAAGCATAACAAGAAATGTTGATATAAACAATTCTGCAACGATAATTTGGAATAATGCAACAGTAGAAGAAATAACAATAACTGTTGACGGAAACAATGCTTTAAATAGTGTATTGAATAGTCCATTTATAGAGTAGGGGGAAAATATGACAGATAATTATAAAAATGAATTAAGAGATTATTTAACTGGTAAATTGAATATATCGCCTAACTCAAATGATCCGCAATTCTTAACACCTATTAATATTACTAACAATTTATATAGTTATATTTCAGATAATACAGTACAACCTGCAACAAGTTCTTATAAAATAATTAAAGGTAAAAATACAAATAATCAATATTTAGATTTTAACTTATTATTAGGATTAGATGAATACGATAATAGTAGTTTTATAGTAATATTAGATAGAGCTTTTAATCCTTGGCAGTTTATAAATAGTTATTCTAGTGGAACAAAGTTTGGTTTTTTTGAAGAATTAATAGTAGATGATGACGGAAGATTTTATGGAGTAGAATATGTTAACGGTACAGGTGTTAGAAGATTTGTTATGTTAAATAACATATTAACTAAAATAAACACACAAACACCATATAAAGTAGTATTAAGACAAAGTTATAATCTACCAGCTTCTTTACAAACTGGAACAATAAAAAAATTAATTAAAAAGCCGCTAGGGAATAAATACTTATTCTGTGCTACTACATCAAGTGACTATCCGTTAGCAGTTGAATTTACTATTAATGTAGGAGAAAGTAATGACTGGATAGAATATACATATACAGATAATAATTGCGGTATAAGTGGAGCTTGGGCTAGTTGGGACGCAGACGATAATATGATATTCAAGTTATCGTGTACTTATACAGACGGAGTTGACGGATATTTATATATATTAACAAATGGAGAAAGTGATATATTATTAGAAAGCCAATATAGTTTGCCAGATCCAACAGCAGACTGGATACAAACTGCTATATTAAATGAAAGTGCTATCTATTTAAGTTTTTGTACGGTAGACGACGATTTAATATATAATCAATATATATATAAAGTAGACGGAAGTTTAAATTTAATATTTAAAAGTCCTAACACAGATGTAGCAATGCCAGGAGCTTTAATAAAGTCGGATTTATACACAGACGGCTATAATGTATTCATATCATTTAATGTGCCAAATGATGATGATACAATAGATTATTATATGGGTATTATTTATAATGATGTAGTATATTATATTAACTTTGGCGCTTTAAGTTATGTAAATAGTTCTTCATTATATGCAACGAATACATTTCATCAATTTAATTTGTATAGCTATTATTTACAATTAGGAGATACTTGTTATGTATCTAACTCAATATTTAATCCTTTGGAATATAATGGCTTGCCATATAGTGATATAAGTGGATTAGTGCCAAATAGTGCTATATTATATGGAAGTTATCACATACCAGTTTTTGCAAGAAATCTATATAATAAAACAGTAAATGATAACGTGACTGTTTCTACAATAGAAGTACCGAATAATATGTTAAATTTAGTAAATATAGCAGAACAGGAATTGTTTGGAGAAACTAATATTGATTTAGTAGATAATATAGAAAGTATAATAACAAATGAGTATGAAACATTAAATATCAATTTTTATAATACTATTACAATGAAAAATAGCAATAATCCAAGTAATGAAATAATGAATAGTGCTGGTGCTATAAGAATTAATCAAAGTTCTTCCAATATAATGGATTATTTTGATAGTCAAGCAACAAAAGTTAGAATTAATTATACAGACGGAACTAATTATATAATAGCGATAGATCCAAGTACACAAATAACTGTTAATAATAATATTGCTACTTATTCGTTTATAATATATGCACCAACAAATAAAACAATAAAAGATTTAGAAATAATAAGTTATGATGAAGCAACAAGCTATGTAGTAATTAATGGTAATTTTACACAAGATAAATATTACAGAATAACACAAGATGTATATGTAGAATAGGAGTGATATAATGCAAAGTATAAGTTATACAAACAAGTCAGCATTAAATGAAAATGCAGATATAGCAGATATTAACAAATGTAATGCAGTAGATATGAACGAAATTAAGTCAGTAGTAAACGATAATGCAGCAGAGTGTGGAAATGCAGCAGATTTAAATACAACAGATAACACCAGTTTAGTTAATGGTATAAATGAAGTAAATACTGGATTAAGCAGTAAACAAGATATAATCTTAACTGGAACAAGTTTGCCTGGTACTGCAACAGACGGAACAATATTTCTACTATATAATAGTTAAGGAGTGATAATATGACATTGACAACAAGTTGGCAAATGGTATCACAAGCAAAATTAGGAAATAGTTATGGAGATTTCTATATAAGAATTTATGCAAGGTATACAAGTCAAGATGAAAATAATCTAACAAGTGCAGTACAGTATCAAGCCAGAGGTTATTATAGTGGAAATACATATATATTAGACACAGGATCTAATGGAACAGTAAGTGGAAGTGGAGCAACAAGTGCTAATTTCAGTAGAAGTGCAAGATATCCTAGTGGAGAAACAACATTAGCTACAATAAATGGTACTGTTAATCATAATGCAGATACAGGAGAGGCAAGTATTACTTGTAGTGCAAAATTAAATTTTCCAAACTGGAATTGGAGTGCAACAGCAAGTGGTAGCGCAGATTTGCCTACAATAGATGTAGCTACTTTACATTTAATGGATAATAGTACGTGGAAAAAAGCAACACCATATTTAATGGTTAATGGTACTTGGAAGAAATGCAAAGCATATTTAGGAGTTAATGGTAGTTGGAAGAAAGGAGTATAAAAGTGGAGAGAGCAGACAGATTAGAAAAGAATATTAAAAGATTTATAACTTTTGGTGGTTGGATTTTATCTTTGATAATTGGTTTGTGGAGCTTGTTTGGTATATATTATGATTTAAAAGAAGATTTAGAAGCTATCCAAAAATCAACATTAAGAAATACGATATGGAACGTAAATATACCAATGCACGATAGATTAGAAAGTTGCGATACTTATATTAAATTAGGATATAATAGTGAAACAAGAAAATATTGTGATGATTTATTAAGTAAAGATATTATAAAATAATGAAAGGAGTGAAAATATGATATCAATAGTAAAAACAGATAAAATTAAAAATACAGATGAAGGAAGAGTATTAATAGCAGAATTAAGGGGTTTGTCAACAGATACTAAACCTACAACAATAGGAAATAATGAAATAGGTAATGGTTCTGCATATATAGAAATAGATACACAAAATATATTCTTCTTTGACGGTGTTTCAAAAGAGTGGAAAGGTGTAGAATAATGGATATATTAAGTTATTTATTAGGTAAGAAGTCATCAGGTGGTGGTGGCGGTACTACTACTAAACCAGCACCTATAAGTATTAGTTTTCAAGGGTCTACCGAAGAAGAGTTTGATTTAAGCAGTATTTCTTTAAAAGAATTAACATCAAGCAATTATATGTTTGGTAGCTGTACTTCTGCAAATAAAATAATAATAAATGATATGGAAACAACAAAATTAACTAATATAGATAATATGTTTAGGGACTGTTCTAAATATTCAACAAAAGATATAGAAATTGTTGCTAAACTTAATACTTCTAATGTGGTATCAATGCAGAACGTTTTTTATAATTTTGGAAGAAATACAAATGTTAGTCAAACATTAGATTTAAAAAGCTGGGACGTTTCAAAAGTAACGACTACGAATGCTATGTTTTATTACTGTGAGTATTTAAGAACGTTAGATTTAAGCACCTGGTCTCCTACGAGCTTAACAAATGCTGAAAGTATGTTTTATGGTTGCAGAAGATTGGCACATTTAGATATTCGTAATTTTGTTTTTGATAATATCAGTAATTATTCAAGTATGTTTTATTCTAATCAGGCGAATTGTGAAATAATAGTAAAAGACGATACACAAAAAACCTGGCTAACAACTAATTTTTCATTTCTAACAAATGTAAAGACAGTAGCAGAATACGAGGGATAATATGAAAGAAAAGATAGCAAAATTAGTTGATTTAAAAAGTATTATTACATTAGTATTAGCTGGAACATTAGTATATGGATTTATAGTTGATAAAATAGAAACGAAAGATTTTCTAATTTATGTAGCAATGGTTTTTACATATTATTTTGCAAAAAAAGATAAGAAAGAAGAAGAAGATAATGGCAGTAAAATGTAGAGTATTACAAAGTGGAGTATGTGCTATTACTTGTAGTTATAATAAAGATAATCACAAAGGAATAGATTTAGTAGATGTAGATAGTAAAGGAACACACATTTTAGGTTGGATTACATCTCATAGTGAAGGTACAGTAGTAGATTTAAGAACTAACTGTAAAGGAAAAGAAGGAAATGGAAGTTATGGTAATTATGTTAAGATAAAACATAACAACGGATATTATACTTTATACGCACATATAGCATATAATACAATTAAAGTATCAAAAGGACAAAAAGTAGCTAAAAATCAAGTATTAGGTTATATGGGAAGTACAGGATTTGCAACAGCAGGACATCTTCATTGGGAAGTAAGAAATACAAATGATACCAGAATAGATCCAACACCATATTTAAATAAAGATTTGCCAAACAATGAAAGACAAGTAAATGTATATTACAGGGTAAAAACAAAAGAAAATGGTTGGTTAGATGAAGTTAAAAATTTAAATGATTATGCAGGATTAGGAAAAAATGCAATAATAGGGTTTATGGTTAAAGTTGATAAAGGAAGTGTCTGGTATCAAGCACATATAAAAAATGTAGGTTGGCTACCAAGAGTGACTGGTTATAATATTAACGATTTCAATAATGGTTGGGCTGGCGATGATAGAATAATAGACTGTGTAAGAATTTATTACAATACACCTAGCTATATAAGACCATACAAGCAAGCAAAATATCGTATAAATGGTTTGCCTTGGCAAATAGATGATATAACAGGAAAAGGATATGACGGCTACGCTGGAAATATGGGACAAAATGCCTATAAACTAGAAATAATAATAGAATAACATCACTAAACTTAATTTTATATAGGTATTTTTAATGAAAATAGTAAAATAATATAAATATATTAAAAAAGTGAATTGTTTAATATAAGCAAAATAAATATGGTTTAAAGAGATATTAAAAAAATGTCTCTTTTTTTATTTTTTTGTAAAAAAACTATTGACAATAATAAATATTTATGATATTATTAAGATGTAATAAGGAAAGGAGTGATTATATGCAAAAGAAAAGATACAGATTAAAAGCAAAATGGGGTGTTGTATTATTTTATTTAGTTGAAATAATATTTATACTACTAATAATCAAAAACAATAGTTAAAAGGAGAAATAATGAAAAAAGAAAAATTATTGGGGTTGTATAGAACATTTATACATAAATTTTTATATGTTGAAGGGTATGATAAAAAGGTTTTGGTTATATTATTGTTATTAATGGTGGCAGATTTGGTGGTGTTATATTTAATATGGTAAGCGAAGAATTTAAGTTAAATTTATATTACAATATATATAAGAATAGTCCTATCGCTAGTAGAGAAAAATTTAGAAAGATGTTTTGGAAAAAGCACGGAAGATTTCAATATTTGCCAGAACTAATTTATATGATAGAACGATATCAAAGCAAAAAATTTGGTAGTCTTATATATCAAGATACAACATATAATTATGATAAAAAAATGAAAGGACGTAGATAAAATGAAAGATGTATATATTAAAACAAATGAATTGCCTGTATATATAGCAGACGAATATTTTTATGGTAAAGATTTAATTAGTATTGAAGAATTAATTAGTGTTATGGAAGATATGAAATGTGATTTAGAAAAGATTGCAGAAGATTATAAGGATCTAGTACAAGATGTAGAAGATAACTATAAATTTATTGGTACAAGAGAGGCAATTGGATATGATGAAAGAACTTGGTAATAAATTAACAAAAAAAGATATAAAGGAATTGCAAAAACAATTGCCTTTACTACCTAAAAAAAGAAGTTGATAAATAATGGAAGAAGAAGCAATTTATATTTTAACAAAGTTAAAGATTAAAAATCATTTAAAAACAAAAGGTAAATATATAAAATTAACGTATGCAGATTTATTGAATTATACAATAAAAGCATTAAAGATAATGGAACAAGTGAAGCAAAATTGACAAAGAACAGAGAAAAAGAAATCAAAGAATTAATATATTTAAGAAGTGAATTAATAAAACAAGCTAAAAAAGAAATAAAGTCATTACAACAAGAATTAGATATGATAAATGGATATAAAAAATTAGAAAGGAAGAAAAATGAGTACAGAAGCACAAAAAAGAGCAAGTAGAAAATACTATCAAACACATAAGGATTATTATAAACAAAAAGCAATAGAAGATAGTAAAAATGTAAGAAAAGAAAGAAACGAATTAAGAAAAAGAATTGAAGAATTGGAGAATAAGCTATATGGAACACGAGATACTGAAAATAGAGACAGCTAGAAAATTAGCAGATTATGATAAATTAGTAAGAGAAAAAAATAATATGATCCAATATTTAAAAAATCAAGTTGTTATAAATAAAAAACAAATGGAAAAAAACCATTTATTGAAAGAGAAAGAATTAATGATAGTAGCAAGAAGTAAGCTAGGATTAGCACAAGAACTTTTAAAGATGTTAGATGTAAAAAGATAAAAAGTTCTTTTTCTTTCAAAAAATATATTGATTTTATGCAAAAAATGATTTATAATTAAAATAAAGAAAGGAGATATGAAATGTGGTGGTTTAAGGAAATAGAGAAAGCAAAAGTACTACAAGGCAGAACAATAAGGTATTTAGCAGAAAAGAAATTGTTTATCACTGAAAATTATTTATCATTGATTTTAAGTGGCAAACGTGGCTGTTCTCATTTATTAGCACATAATATAACTAATTGTATAAGTTTTAGTGCAAAATTAGAAGATTATTTTTATAAAAAAGGAGAATAGTATGCGTGATAGTTTTATATTTTATAAAAGTTTTTATGACAGTATAAAAGAACTTGATCCAAAAGACCAAGTCCAAATATACAATGCAATATTTAAATATCAATTTGAAGAAGAAGAAATTGAATTAAATGGTGTTTGCAAAAGTATATTTATATTAATTATACCACAGTTAGAAGCAAATAACAAGAGGTATGAAAATGGTAAAAAAGGTGGAGCACCAAAAGGAAATCAAAATGCAAAAAAAACAACCAAAAAACAACCAAAAAACAACCAAAAACAACCTAATGTAAATGTTAATGTAAATGTAAATGATAATGTTAATGATAATGATATTATTATTACTAATAATATATATGATTTTGTAGAACAAAATTTTGGAAGAACTTTAAATGCAATAGAATATGAAGAAATATCAAAATGGGAAGATAATGAATTAACAAGATATGCTATTAAAGAAGCAATACTAAAAGGTAAATATGCTATAAAATATATATCTGCCGTTCTTGATAATTATAAAAAAAATAATATAATATCAATTAATCAAGCACAGCAAGAAGAACAAAATTATAAACATACAAAAGATAATAAGAAAATGACGGCACAAGAAAAAAGATTTGAAATGTATAAAAGATTGGAGCAAGAATATGACAATTAAAGAAACCACAGAATTTATGGAAAGAATAAAAAGCCACTATCAAGAATTTTTGATAGATGATTTTAAAATTAAAGAGTGGTATAAAGAATTAAAACAATTTGATTATGAAGATATTAATAATAAATTAGAACAACATTTAAAAAGCGAAGTATATGGAGAACAGATACCAAAATTATATTTTTTAACAAAATATTTAACACCTAGTGAAGATAAAGGAAAAGAATTTCATTATACTACTGAGTGTTATTTATGTAATAAAATTATTAATGATGAAGAATATGAAAATCATTTTAGTAGATGTAGTTCTGCTAGTACAATAGTAAGAGATTTAAAAAAATATTTTAATTTAGATGTTAAATATAATGAGTTAATGCAAATGAGCGATGATAATTTTAATAAAGCTTACGTTAAATATTTAAATAAAATGGTAGAAGCAAAAGGACTATCAATTGTTAGAAAAAAGATAATATTAAAATGTTTATATCCAGATATGGAAATAAATATTAATGAATTAGTAAAAGATTGGGAGTGATAAGAAATGATGAATAACGTATTAGTAGTTGGAAAATTAAGAAAGATAGAAGATACAGGAAATGGTGCAATAATAACAGTAGAGTGTACCAGAGCATTTAAAAATGCAGAAGGAATTTATGAAAGTGATTTTATAGATTTTGTAGTATGGGAAGGTATTAAAAATAACCTTATAGAATATTGTAAACAAGGAGATACAATTGGAGTACGTGGTAGAATAATAACTAAAATTGAAAATGATGTTAAGATTACTGAATTATTAGCTGATAAGATTTCATTTTTAAGTGCAAATCCAAAATTAAAGAAAGAAGAAGATTAGTTATGAATAAATTGTTAACGTTTGGTTTAGGAATATTATGTGGTATGGTACTTTATATGTTATTGATATCTATATTTAATAATAAAAATAAGTATTGAAAAATTACAAAAAGTATGTTATAATTATATTGTACGAAGGAAGTAGATTTATCGTAGGTGGCAACCTTCGTACAATTAAAAAAAGCCACTTACGATAAGTCTATTTTTTATAGACAAAAGAAAGGAAAGAACAAATATGGAAGAAGAAAGAGAAATTACGTTTGAAGATTTACAAAGAGTAAATGAAACAATTAGAACAACAGAAATTAAAGGAAAGGAATATGCAGAAGTAAACCAAAGAATAAAAGCATTTCGTATGTTGTATCCAAACGGCATAATAGAAACAGAAATGTTATCAAATGAAAATGGTGTATGTATATTTAGAGCAAAGATATACGGACATACTTTATTAGCAACAGGAACAGCTTATGAAAAAGAAGATAGTACATTTATCAATAAGACAAGTTATATTGAAAACTGTGAAACATCAGCAGTAGGTAGAGCATTAGGTATGGCAGGATTTGGAATTGATACATCAGTAGCAAGTGCAGAAGAAGTACAAAATGCAATAAATAACCAAACTAAAAATATTACATTAGAAGAAGCAGAAAATTATGTATTAACTTTTGGAAAACACGAAGGTAAAAAATTAAGTGAAGTAGATAGAAATTATTTAGTATGGTTAAGAGAAAATGGAAAAGACGATTATATTAAAGCGTTAGTAAATTTATTGATACCATTACCAAGCGAAGAAGAACAAAAAGAAATGTTAGAATTAATAACAGATATAAACGAATTATTAGAAATAAATGAAGTAGACAGAAATAAGTTTTATAAATATTACAAAGTATCAGATAATAGTGAAATGACACTAGAACAATTAAGAGACGCTAAAAAGAAATTGGAGAAAATGTAATGGAAGTAATTAGTAATAGAAAAGAAAAAATATATAGAAATGATTTCAATGGTAAGCCAATGTATAAAATTGGCTTATCAAAGAAAGATAAAAATGGAAATTATATCAATGGTTATATGTTATGTAGTTTTAAAAAAGATACAGATATACCAAACAAAAGTTATATTAATATAAAACAAGCTTGGGTAGATTTTTATTTAAAAGATAAAGAAACAGTACCATTTATATTTATAAATGATTTTGAATTAATCAAAGAAGAAGAAGCAAAAGTAATTAAAGTAGAAACAATAACAACAGAAGAACTTGATGATAATATGCCATTGCCATTTTAGGAG